GCTCAACTCCGTAACCGTCCGCCGTTAAACCCATGTCCTATGAACTCGCCCTCATGCTCGCAATCCTCCAAGCCCGCGCGGCAGGGTTTACCAACTTCGCCGCCGCCTTGGAAACCGAACTCCGCGCCCACCGTGCCCAAACAAAAACTCTTTCCGCCTCACCGGCTCGCTAGGTTCGCCCCTGTCCCGTGGCGTGGCCTGGTTGCCGTCGCGATCCTGTCCGCGTTCGCCGCTTTCTGTCTCACCCGATGAAATACAGTTTTTCCTTTTCGTGGGGTGGCAATGCCTACGGGTATTCAAAGGGTGAATACTACGTCAACGGCAAGCCCACCGGAAAGGCCACGTTTTCCGAGGCCCGGAACTCCCTCGCAAGGGGTCCCCGGTCTGAGGAGTCCAAAAAGATTTTTGAGAAAAAGCAGAAAACGGCTTGACGGTTAAACGAAAAACGTTTTTCGTCTTGAGCATGAACTCCACCACCTTCAAAGGCTACCAAATCAAAATCACCAACTCCAAGGGTGAGACCTTCCCCGCCCGGGTCATTAACGAAAACAAGGCCGCTCGGTTCAAATCGGACGGCACCATTGGGCACGCTCTCAAAATCCAAGAGCAGGCTTACGGGCGTCCAACCAACCCCTTTGCCGAACTCTCGCCCCTCGTCAACGTGGGTGCTCCCTTTTGGGTCCGTGCCTCCAAACTCAACTTTGTGCGGGACACCCTCCGCCGTGGTTAAATGAACCCTTGGCAACTACCCCCGGCCCCGGTTCCTCCGGAGGTCCGGGCCTTCCTGGAAAAGAAAGCCCGGGCAAATTGGCTCGGGGCGCTCTGGCGATGCGCAGGCTTCTCTTTTGAATCTATCCCCGAGGCAGGGGCGGACGTTTGGTTGGCCATGTCCACCGGCTTTAGTTCGCCCGAAAAATTTCTCACAAACTTTGATCCTGAAAACGCAATAACCGAACTCTCAAAAATAGGCCTCATATGCCCCTTAAACGATCCAAACCGGCTCCGTTCCAAGAATACGCCCTAGTCCTCCGCGAAACCAAGCCGGGGGAGTTTACCGTTGTGTCCTTCTCACGGATCGGGGCCAAACCGAAAACCGGCTCAACCGCATTCCTCCGCGCCAAGGAAACCCTTGTCAGAAAGTCCGTGGCGGACCGCCTCAAAAAGAAAGTGGAGACCCTTTCCGCCCACGTGGAAGAGTTCCGAGCGATAGAAGAGGACGACGCCCCCGAGGTGGACTAGTTCGCGAACTTGACCGAAACCGCCGAGGCAAAAACCGGCTTGGCGTCCAAAATCATATACCGGGAATCATCGTAAACGTGATCCTCCGCCGTGGTGTCTACGTCGTCCGGGTCTTCCTCGTCACGGGGCAGGCTCGGGACCGTGTTGGTGAACGCCTCGCAATTCCGCATGACCCAAAGGCCGGGGCCTTCGCCCGTCTTCGCTGCCTCAAGCGCGGAGCGGAAAAGCTCCAAGCCGTTCTTGCGGGTGCCCGCGCTTTTGTCCGAACGCGTCCACGTCACACCCTCTTTTTCCATGAGGGAGGCGATTGAGCCGGATTCTTCCTCGTTGACGTTGAAAATTTGATTGTCAGCCGGGCCGGGTTCAACGGGGCCGGAAATCCACCCCATGAGGCGCAAGAGTTCCTCCGCCTCCTTTACGGCCTTGGCCACCTTGCGCGCAGACCACTTCACGCCGCGATTATGGCCGTAACGCTCGCCCGCGAACACCTCCGCACCGTAAACCTCGTGAATACGGATCAAAGAGCCGCGCGGGAAGGCCCGCCGCTTGCCCGGGGCAATCTCCACCTCTTCCCCGTTTGAAACGGCCCAAAAGCCCACGGAGAACGGGTGAGACGAGCCCCAATCCATGGACCGGACAACCCGCCAAGAGCGGGGCACCTGGAACCGGGGGAGCACGTGGACACCCTCGCGCCATAGGTCGTCAAAGGCACCGCCCGCCGTAATGTCCCAAGAGCCCTCAAGCCACGCCGCCCGCTTGTTCGGGTCGGTAATGGCCATGAGTTCGGCGATATACTGAGGCGGAAGGTATTTGTTTTCCCGATACGATCCGAAAAGCCGCACCTGCGTTCTTACAAAATCCTCCTCTTGCTGCGTCGGAGGATTAAAAACGCGGGTTGTTTTGCGAAGCACTTTGCCCGCCGCAATTGGGGAGATAAAACGCCGCTTCACCCACGTGTGACCCACGCCGAAAGGGTTGGTGGTGGCAAAGACGGTGAGGGGAATATCCGGGAGGGGCTTGGACTTGTCCGGGGAGTGCTCCTTGGGAACGAATGAGGTGCGGTTGCAACTCATCATGGCGTCATAACAAGCGGAGGTGGCGTATTTGGTTAGCTCATTCCACCCAATGAAGGGGTATTCGTGCCCGTGGTAGTTGTCGTAATCCTTATCCTTCTCCATATGGCGGAAAAGGAGTTCCTCCCCCGTTGGCCAAACCCACTTGAGGTCTGACATGGAAGACAGGAATTTTGCCCCGTCGCCAAACTGAGGAAACCAACGCTTAGACTTCGCAATGAGGTCGTCCAAGTTCTTGTATTTCCGATCAAAAATGACCCCGCGCCAAAACGGCCCGTAGCCTTGGCCAACGTAGCGGCGGAACCGCATCAATTGGGCATCCGTCTTGCCCGGCCCCCGCGTCCCCTCGTAGAGGATATGGGAGACCGGGGCGGTGATTGCCAGGCTTTGCGATCCCGCGAGGGGTTTCCAAACAACTTTCACAAGAGGGTAATTTCCTCGCGGTAAATGCCGAGGGGGAGCACGAGGTAAAACCACTTTGCCGCCGGGCCTCGGTAAGAGACGCAAACGAGCGGGGTAATCAGGCCGAACTCTTCCGCCATGTCCGGGATATTTTGGGCAAGGAGACCCCACCGCGCGCGGGTGTAAAGGGGCTTGGAGAGGCGGAGGCGTCCGAGCTTCACCGCCCACGGTTTCTTGGTGTTCATAAAAGGAAAAACGGTTTTTGTTCCACGTGGAACACCGCTCAATTTTCGCCCGTGTTGCTCTTGGCCATGCTCCGGAGGCTCTCTTGCTGCAATGCCGCCGCTTTCTCCCATTCGTCCATGGTCGTCCCGCCGTCCGAGGTGGGCACGAGCATAACGCCGCCATGGACGGTAACGTCCACTTTCTCCGGCTCATTGTGCCCGGCCATTTTGTTGTCTATCTCAATGCAAGTGGCCTTGCCCGGGAGCTTGAGGACGGTTCGGATATGGTTGCCCTCTTTGTCGTAATACAGGGTCTTGGAATCGCACAAATCCGATGTCTCATCAATCTCCCCAATCTTGGCCCGGACGACGCGAGCGAGAAATTCCCGCTTCTCTTGGCGGGTGAGGACGGTTGACGTTTCGGTCCGCTTTTGGAGGCGGTTAATCTCCGCGCGAATCTCCGGCTTGCGATCCAAGCGGGAGGCAAGAACCGGGGCGGACTCTCGGGACGCGTTCGGGAATGCGGCAAGGTAGGCCTCCCGCTTGCCAAGCGTCCCGTCCGCACGGTGGCGGCAATAAATTTTGTGCTCCTCGGTTAACACCATGAGTTAAATTTAGGAACCACGATTAACAGGGAGGCAACCCCAAACAAACGTGGGAGAAACTCCGGGAACCCGAACCGGGCCTTGGCCAAGTGACAGGCTCGGGGTTTTCGTGGCCAAGCTCCCCAAAGGGTGGGTGCCCAAAACTCCAAGGTTTCGCCGTTCAACGCTTTATAACGTTCTCGCCGAAAATGAGGAGATAATGCCCGGCCACGATCCGGCCCGGTTCCTAGGCCACTTGGCCAACACTTTTGTTGATTTTCAACGCTTTGCGTAACTTGGCCACGTGACCACGCGTTTGAGGCCTCCCTCCCCCCCCCTGTTTTCGTTTTTCTGAGGTGGAAAATTTCTCTCATACGCGGCACCCCCAAGAATCACCGGGACACCGGGACAAATTACATAAACTCTTGTTATTTCAACAACTTACGTTGTCCCGATTTTCAGGAATCAGGCCGACACTTGGCCACGGTTATTTTCCCAAAAACGGGGAGAACGTTGTAACTTATTAAGCCAAAAGAGACTTGCAAAAGAGCTTCGCCCGGGTGTCTCGGGGTGGCCTGAAAAACCCACTAGGCCACGCTCAAGGCTTTTTCCGGTGCCCTCTCACAATATTTATTGACACGCGGGACCGGAAATTCCCCGATAGCGCCATGCGTAGAACAAGACGAAAGCTTTGCCGGGTGGGGTTGTTCAAGGTGTCCGAACTTTGCGAGCGGTTCACCCTGTCCCATGAAGGCGTCTTGACGTGGACGGACTCCCCAAAGAACAACGCACTTTTCCGGGGCAAGCCCGCCGGGTTTGAGGAGACGCAGCAATCCGGGCGCTACTCCAACGGGGTCAAGGTGAGCGTCAACGGAACCCGCATTCACGCGGAGGATATTGCGTTCACGATCCACCACGGGAGACACCCCAAGCCGGACCATAAGATTGTCCACGTGGACGGCAACAAGCGGAACAACCGCCCGCAAAACCTTGCCGAAATCGCCCACTCCTACGCCCTTCCCCGCGTTTAAGTCCGCCTCCCCATGTCCCACCCCTGCTTTTACGGTGGCGAGGCGTCCAACCTCGGCATTGTCCGCCAACTTCCCGTCACCACGTTTCGGGCGCTTGTTGAGCAATACCTAAACGCCCCCGTCACGATCCCTTACACCCGGCGGGACTTCTTCGCGCTTGAGGGTGGGCACGCCAATAGCCCGCGCGACCTCGCCAAACGCGTTCCCTTCCTCGTCCCGGCGGAGTTCATCGGGAGCCCGGCAAAACGCCTCACGGCGAACGCCAAGGCGGTTTGGTTGGTGTGCCTGGATATTGACCCCGAGAAAGAGAAACAGGCGGACGGATCGTTCAAGGAGGTGTCTTACCCCGCCGCACCTTTCGCCAAGGACCCGGCAATCCTCAACGAGCAACTCCACGGGCTCAACTTCGCTTGCTATCACACCGCCCAAAGCCAACCGCACGCCCCGCGCATTCGCGTGATTGTTGAGGCCTCCGGCTTTGAGCCCGAACTTTACCGCGCGGCGGTCTCGCACGTGGCCAAGCTCATCGGGCTCCCCTTCGTCACCTCGGAATCGGCTGTTGTCGTTCAAGCCATGTTCCGGCCAACGGTGTTCAAGGACACGGACCCGGACCGGGAACACCCCCTCATTGCCTTCCGCCATGACGCCGCCCCGCTCATTC